ATATTTTTTTGCCTCATCTTCTTTTTTCGCCCCAAGGCTGATGTTGAAATTGGCCGCTGTCCCCACGCCGATCAGCTGTGCAAAGGCGATCAGGAGCATCGTCACAGGGAAGGCAACATTGGTCGCCGCATTCCCCAGCATCCCGATCTTGTGCCCGATAAAAATCTGGTCTGTCATATTATACAGGGAGTTTACCAGCATACTGATGATAGAGGGGATGGCAAACTTTCGCATAAGTCCGCCCAAAGGTGCATACCCCAAAGGGTTTTCCGGTTTCATTTTCTTTTCTTCCATTTTCTCCAGACCCTTCGTTTTTTCTTTATTGTACCCCTTTTCCCCTATGAAAAAAAGACTGAAAGCGATCACTTTCAGTCTTTTTTCATTTTTTATACGGTGTCAGGTCCTCATAAGGGATCTTTGCATGGGTCAGTTGCAGTGCCTTCAGCTGTCCATGAGAAATCCCTTTCAGGTCTCCGTGGGTATTTGTATTCAGATCCACTTCCAGCACCAGATTCGCCGGAATGATATTTCGCAGATGTTCCCGCAGGAAATCCCTCTTTTCTTTCGCCCGCAGTTCCAGCACCAGATGCAGAAAATACTGTTCCTTCCGCAGATCTGCCAGATAATTTCCTTCCCCCAAACAACCATCCAGCCAGTCCTGCAAATGAAAATATGTATAAGGGCTTCTGCTGCACCAGCGATAGAGGATCTCCTCCCGCAGCGCTTCCGTTTCCAGCATCTCTGCCCCCAGAAAACCCATTATCTTCGCCAGCCGCAGCAGACCGCCTCTTCTGGCTGTCAGGATCCACTGATTATCCACCAGTTCCTCTTTCGCCATTGCCTCTTCTTCCAGGATCACGCCCTCTATTTCAGCCAGCTTCTGAAATTCCTGCAATTCCCTGACCGCATCCGGCAAGTACTTCCCATATCTGTTTTCCATCAGCCGATCCCTCCGATCTCACCCAATAAAGGCACCTCGTCGGGCCCCAGCACCAGATTGCCGCCGCTGCCATTGATGCTGCAGTCAGCAACATCTACCACACCGTCCACTTCCAGGATCTTCGCCTCCAGATAACTGATCCGCACAGTCAGATAGGCACTGTCTGCCCAGCTTCTTCGGATCTCTTCAAAATATGCTTCGATCCTGTTTCGAATATCCGCCAGAACCGTTTCCTGCACCGCTCCCGCAGCAAGGGCCAGTGTCATCCCAATATCACAGATCACTTCTGCCACCCCTGCCACTGTCACCTGATGACCAATGGGTGCAATGCCATAGCCTTCTCCCCTGCTTTCCGGATCGATCTGCAGCTGCAGTTCTTCCAGTTCCTTTTCCGCAGGAGCACGCCATCCCCGGTCGATAATGACCACTTTCACTGTGCCGCCGCCGTTCCATGCAGGATAAACCTTCACGCCGCCCACATTCTGCAGGGCACCGATCTTCATTTTATAATCCGCGATATTTCCGCCAAAAGCATCCGCCGCAAAGCTGGCATAGTACCGTTTTCGCAGTTCTTCGTCATACTCTTCATCCTCGCCGTCTGTACGCAGTTCCTCCAGCGTGGCTTCCGCCAGCCCGGCCATGGTCGCAAAGGGGACCAGATTCCCCAGATAGTCATTGCCACAGGCACCTGCCGTTTCACATTCCAGCACATACCTTCCATCGTCCTCTCGGGAAAGCACCCTGTATGTATATTCCTCCAGAAAAAATCTGGTGCCTGCATCCACAGGATATTCCCCACCGTCTTCATCCAGAAATCTGCCATAAAATGTTGCCCTGGTCGCCTGCTTTCTCATAATGCCTCTTTCCGCCGCTCTGCGGCTCAGATCATCCCCCAGCGCTGTGTCTGCAAAGGTCCTGTCCTCCAGCATATCCAACTCTGCGTAAAAAGAAGCTGTCTCCGCCGCATTGGGTGCCAGCGCATCATAGATCAGGCTGCCCTGCCGCTTGTCCCGTTTGTCCTCTACCATATCCAGTTTGCGTTCCATCAACGCCTCGTAACTTGCCATCAAATATCCACCGTCCTTTCCGCTTTGATCTCACCAAAAATCGTATGCACCATAAATTCTGCCGTCACACTGTTCTTTTCCTGTGTAAAAGAGAAGTCCGTGACTGCCGTTATCCTATCGTCTGCCAGCAACGCATCCTCGATCCTTTTTTTCAGTTCCGGGATCACATAGGTTTTATTTTTCCCATATAGTTCCTCCAGTTCCAGTCCATAGTTCCAGTCATAGATCTCATAACGGTATCTCTCTGTCCGAAGGATTTTCCGGACCGCCTGCATCATGGCTTCCCGTTCGTCCACATTTCCTCTTGCTTCCGCCCGCTCTTCATTGATTTTCCAAGTCAGGCTGGGCATCCTCTGTTTTTCGATGGTTTCCATATTCAGTTCTACCTCCTGTGTCGGCGTCATCCTATCCCTCCTTCCTTACTCTTCCCAGCACCAGATACTGCTGTCCGTCGGCAGCCCGTAGCAGCGCTACGGCTTCTCCTGCCCGCAGTTTTCTGTCCCGTATCATGCGGTAATAAGACCATTCCCCGCCTTCGGAATTTACCCATGTACGGATACGTCCGGTTTCCTCCCATTCCAGAACGTGCTCCGTCAGGATCAGGAATTCTTCCGTCAGTTCCAGCCCTTCCTCCAGACGGATACACAGCGGTTTTTCTGCTGTCACTGTCCCCATGCAGAAATCTGCCCCCGCCTCCGATACATCCAGCGCCAGCTGTTTGATAATCTCAAGCATCCTTCCGCCTCCTTTATCTGAATCTTCTGCTGCAGCCTTCTCGCTCTTCCCAGAGTTTCTCCGTCATCTGCCGCATCAGTTTTTCAATATCGATCCCAGGCTCTGCCTGTACCTCTTTCTTTCGGATCACTTCATGTTTCAGAACCTGTTCTTCTGTAATCGGCTCCTTCTTCTGCTGCCCATCTGCCAGAGCAGGAATGCGCGCGCGCTTTTCCTGAGGCCCCTCGGGTGATTCCATAAAAAACAGTTCACTCCCGCTTTTCTCCTTATCCTCCCGAAAAAGATCTACCGAAAAAATCCGTCCTTTCTTTCCAACTGTCTCTTCTCTGTTTTCCCAAATGCTCTTTTTCGCTTCTCCTTCCACAACAGTCTCCCTGTCCAAAACAGCCTCTCCAGTTTCCTGCTGCGCAAAAACGTCGGGCGCAATCTTCTGCTTTTCAAAAATCATTTCTTCCCTTTTCCTTCTTTCAACGACCGCGTCAGCAGTCTCCTCCCAGAAAGGTTTTTTCATTTCCTCCCGGCCAACAGAAAACAGTTTCCCCACTTCTGCAAAAGGCTTCCCTTCCGGCTCCGCCCCGTTCCAAAAGCCAATCCCTTTTTCCGCATCCGCTTCTGTTTTCCCCTGCCAGAAGCTCAATAGCCTCTGAAACAGACCTTGTCTCTCTTTCTCCATACCCCTTCTCACCTCATCTCTTTCGCTTCCACTTCCAGCTCGATCACTGCACAGCAGAACATCCTCTCAGGGGTCGTCATTTCTGCCCATTCCTTTGGGCGTATCCCATATTTCCGGAGGGCATAGCAGGCATAGTCTGCCTCATCCACGCCCTCCGTGATCAGTTTTTTGCCTGTTCCTTCCATGCCTTTCTGCGCTGCCGAAACCCGTTGATCTCCTTCACCGCTTCCAGCAGCCGCACATATTCCCCGGGATACAGCATTTCCTTCAGGACTGCTTCTCCGCTGTTCACACCGTAACTCTCCCAGAGTTCCTTTTCCCTCAGGTCAGGCTTGACCACAGAAAGCAGACACAAAGCCGCCCACTTATCCCTTTTGCCCTCTGCAGTCCTGCTATACTCCTCTTCGCTGACCGCACGGATCTCCCAGAGCACCTCTTTTCCATCCTCCGTAAAACAGGGGGAAACAGATACCTTCCTGTTTTCCGGGAATCCGTTGTTCTCCTTCAAAAAGTTTTTCAGTTCCATCCTTATGCCTCCTCTATACGGATCTCCATCTGTGCCCGATGCTCCCCGTCTTCAAAAATATGGGTACAGCTTTCGATCAGCGCCTTCCCCTGCAGGCTGATCTCCGCCAGATCCGGGATCTCCAGCCAGATACTGTTCCCCGCAAACAACAGCATATCTCCATTGATATTTTCGATCATCAGCTTCTTTACCACGCGGTTCTTCTGCTTCAGGATACTTTCCGCCATCTCCTTCAGCTGGGCTTGGTTGAGGGTGTAGGCCACCCTTTTGTAATACTGCAGCCTGCCCCATTCCTTCACTTTCTCTGTGCTTTCCGTCTGATACGCCTTTCGTTCTGTTTCCTTTCGCCCCGCATGATACAGCTGCACCGCATTATAAGTATCTCTGCTGATATCCGTTTGATAGGTGTAGTCACTGATGCCCCCGTCACACTTCAGCACCGCATCCGTTGCCATTTCCTCTCTTTCCTTCACCACCAGCGCGCCGCCCTGATCAAACAGGAAATACTCCTTACCCGTCGCACACCCGCAGATGTCTAAGGCAGACAGGATAATGTCCATCAAGGTCTCCCCTTCTTCGATCCGCTGAGGGATCTTCCATCCGCTGTCCGTAACCTGACCGATCTGCAGCCCATAGTCCGCCCCAATGGTCTGCAGGATCTCCTGCATCCCCTTGTTCACAAAAACATAGGTCGCTTTATTTCGCGCCAGATAAAACATCTGGTCATAGGCCGTCACAGAAATGATCTGCTCACTGGTCCTCTCCTTTGTCATAACATATCCGCTGAAGCAGATCTTTCCGTCCACCAGAAGAGTCACCTTGTCCCCCTCTGTAAAATTCACGATGCCGTCTCTGACCACCTTGCATTTCAGTCTGCCGGCTTTCCCCATCACGCTGGCATACCACTCGATCCCGCCTTCCAGGATCGGCTCATATACATTGCTGCCATGCTGCAGCAAAACCTTCGCTTCCAACCCCTTCTCCCCTTTCTTTTATAACTTCAATACCTGCCCGGGATAGATCTTATTCGGATCGCTGATCCCATTCTTTTTGGCGATCTCTCCGTACTTTGCTCCATCCCCCAGTTCCTTTTTGGCAATGTTCCAGAGGCAGTCACCCGCTTTCACCGTATATGTCGCCGCCGGTGCCTTTGTCTGCCTTTTCTGCCCCTGCTCCACCAGAACATTTCCGTCCTCTGCCTTTTTCACGCTGTAACAGATACTTTTTGCCGCTTTCCATTCCTTCCAGTACAGTTCCACCCAGAAGTCCCCCTGCTCGCCGCCTTTTTCCGTTATGGTATAATCCTCCAGCAGCACATCCATATTCCCGCAGAATAACTGTGTTCCGTCATCGATCCTTCTGAAAAGGATCAGTTGCACAGGTTTTGCCGCCGCTTTGTATTCTCTGAAGCAGTTCAGAAAATACTCCGGCTCCTGAAATCCTCCTTCCGTCTGCACAAAGGGATATCTTTTCCCCGGCAGCAGTGCCGTAAAGCGGATCTCCTGCAGCCCAGGCTTCTTTGCCAGATTGATCTCCCCATAATTCAGGATATATACCGCTTTGTTCCGATTTCCCGTCTTTGTCTCGATCTCCGATGGCGTCACAGGCAATAAAATCTGCTTCCCGTCCTGCTTCAGATAAATTCGATACATCCGCTGTCACCTCCGTTGATCGCTTCCACCGCCATTCGCAGCCGGTCATACTCTCCTGCCAGCAGCAGTTTTGTCAGCAGTCTTTCTGCCCCGGCCACACCATAGCTGTTCTGCAGCGCCGCATCCTTCAGGTCAGGAAAAACCACACTCTCCGCCAGCACTGCCCTTTCATACCTTTTCTCATCCTCACCGCATCTTTTCCAGATGTCCTCGTTCTCCCTCTGGCTCATGGGGCGGATGCGGAATATCATCTGTCCCCCGTCTCCTGTTAGCCGTTCTGTCAAGAGGATTTCCCTCTCGACCCGATCCTTTCTGTTTTCCTTGTAAAAACATTCCTGTCCCATAAAACCCTCCCTGCAATTCAGTCTTTATACTGCATCAAAAGCATCCAGCAGTTCTACGCCACCAAAGGTGAATTTCATTTCTTCCTCCATAGCAGCCTCGTCCACATCCAGTTTGCCGATCAGCATTTCCTCAATGT